CCTGAACAATGGCATTTAGCAGAACAAAGGCTGTATATTTGTGATGACTGCCCATTGCGTATAAACAACAAGTGTAGCAAGTGTGGTTGTAACCTAGCAGCAAAAACGCTAGTTGAAGAATCAAAATGTCCTGAAGGTAAATGGTAAATTATAAATCAATATAGAAATGAACACTTATCACTTTAAAATTAACGCAGTAGATGCGCACGTTAGCCAAGATGGTCTTGACAACGTAATTTACAACGTACATTGGTCTTACATTGGCGAAGACGAAAATGGAAATGTAGCAACACAAATCGGTGTACAGCACGTTCCTAACGTAGACCCTGAAAACTTTACTTCGTTTGACCAACTAACACAGGCAGATATTATTGCTTGGATTGAACCAATGCTTAACGTAGAGGAATTTCAGGTAAACTTAGATGTACAACTAGCAGAATTAGCAGCACCTACAAAGGTAACGTTACAAGTGCCTGAAACATTAAACGAAGAACCCGAAACGGGCAATCACTAAATTGTTTAAATTTGCTTAAACAAAATTTTTAAAAATGGCAAACAAAATTTCAGAAGAGCAGTTAAAACAACTGCAAGAACAAGTACAAAAGCTAAACGCTATTAAGCACGATTTAGGTGCTTTGCGTTTACAACAGCACGGCTTAGAACACGCTGCATTTGAAATTATGCAGGAGCAGGAAAAGCTAAAGCAGGAACTTGAGCAAGAACACGGGAAAATTAGCGTAAACCTTCAAGACGGAACTTTCGAACCAATTACCGAGGAAGCCGAAGTAGTTGAGTAATGGCGTTAATAAATTCTAGCGACTTTTTACTATACGCTGGTGAAACACCTATGGGGCATAGCAAGGAAACTACGTTTTCTTTAAGTGCTGATATGGTAGATATGACTAGCAAAAGTAGTGAAGGGTGGCAAGAATTTTTACAGGGCGTTAGAAGCGGTAGGCTTACCACAAGTGGCTTAACGGATTATAACGACACGCTAAACTTTGAGCAGCTAGTTAGTTATGTAATTACTCGCCAAACGGTAAACTTCTTTTTTAAAGACTTTGCAGGGGGTGATTTTATAATTAACGGCACAGGGTATATTGAAAACGTAACCGAAAACGCAGATGCCGAAGGGTTGGTTAATTTTGACGTTGATATAGTATTGTACGGTTTAGTTAGTGCTGGTGACCAACGAGTTTGGAACACTATCTTTGAGGCGTGGAATACCATAGCTATACAATGGCAAAACCTATAATTTTTTCTTTTGTATATTTGAATAAAATTTAATACTCTTAAAAATTACATAAATGGCGACGACAGGACTATTTAACGGAACTGACCTTTTACTAAAGGTAGGTTCATCTGGTAGCGAGGTTACTATCGGGCATACTACAAGCTGCTCTATTAGCTTTTCGCACGACTTACCCGAAGCTACTACCAAAGATAGTAGCGGTTGGGCTGAATTTATTAGCGGTGTACGTGGAGGTACAATTTCATTTGATGGACTTGTAGCTTATGACGATGCTTCTAATGCAGAGGAATTAGCAGGTTATATCATTAACCGTACTAAAATTGCATTTATTTTTGGTACGGCAGAAGGCGGTGATACTGTTTACACTGGCGAGGGTTACCTTGACAGCGTAGAGGTATCTGCTGATATGGAAGCACCTGTATCTTACAGCGGTTCAATTACCATTACTGGAGCAATAAGCACTTCTACTAACCCTTAATTAGGGTATTTTTATATATAACTAGGGTAGGGGTTTTATTACCCCTACTTGTGTTTAACAAACAAGGGAAACAATGGCAAACAAACAACGAGGGTATATCACCCTAAAACTAGGCGGTAAAAACCGCACACTTCACTTTTCAATGAACTTTTGGGCAAACTTTACCGACCTTATGGGCATTAGCCTTGAGGAAATAGGTACTGTTTTTGAAAAAGGTATTTCTATTAAAGCTATGCGTGGTTTAATTTATTCTGCGCTACTAGCTAACGACCAAGAACAAAACAACGAAATAGACTATAACGAGTTTACAGTTGGGGCTTGGTTAGAAGATTTTAACGCTGACGAATTAGAAAAGGTAATTAACGCTATGATGGAAAGCCGTATTTTAGGTAACGACCTAAATATGGGTATTGAGCGTAAAGTAAAGCGTACCACCAAAGGCGAGGGAAAGTAAACAGCCGACTTGACTGGGAAACCTTATTAGACTTTTATATAGGGCAGGTCGGCATACAGCCCGAGCAGTTTTGGGCTAACACTTGGAAGGAAAACCAACTACTAGGCGAAGCACATACGATACGCCACAATATAGCGTGGGAACAAACCCGTTATATTGTAAGTATGATTATTAACGTAAACGTTGATAAGAAGGCTAAAATGGTACGCCCCGACCAACTATTCCCATTACCACAAGATGTTTACCTAGACCGTGGTAAGCCTAAATCAACACAACAACAGTACGAAAAATTTAAGGCTAAAGCTGACGCAGCCCTAGCAAAAAAGCCCCTGACGTAAATTTTGTATTTTTGAATTAAAATAATACTATGGCTGAATACCCATTATTTGTCAGGTTTAAATTCGATGGCGCACAATTTAATGCTGGTTTAAAAGGTGCTAGTGCTAGACTACAAGCGTTTGGTGCTAGAGCAAAAGCAATAAGCGCACAAATGCGTACGCTATCAATACCGTTGGCAATAGCTGGGGGTGCTAGTGTTAAAATGGCTGCTGACTTTGATAAGTCAATGACCCAAATAAAATCGCTGGTAGGTGTTGCTGGAGCAGAGGTTGATGCGATGGGCGAAAAAGCCAAGGTAATGGCTTCGGAAACTGGCACAAGTGCTAACGAAGCTGCTGAGGCGTTGTTCTATATTACTTCGGCAGGTTTGCGTGGCGAGGAAGCTATGAGCGTTTTACAAGCTTCATTGAAAGCTGCTGCGGTTGGTTTAGGCGATACTAAAACAGTTGCTGACTTAGCTACTTCTGCTATGAACGCCTACGGTAGTTCTGTTCTTTCCGCTACCGATGCAACCGATGTAATGGTTTCTGCGGTACGAGAAGGGAAACTTGAGGCTGGTGAGTTGGCTGGTTCAATGGGTAGGGTTTTACCTATTGCTAGTGCTATGGGTGTTAGCTTTGATGAGGTAGGTGCTACGTTTGCTGCACTATCACGTACGGGTACTAACGCTGCGGAAGCTGCTACACAAATTAGGGGTATATTTTCAAGCTTACTAAAACCTACAACAGATGCCGAAGAAGCTTTAACTGAAATGGGTTTAAGTTCGGCAGAATTACGTAAGCAGCTAAAAGAAAAAGGGTTACTATCAACACTACAAACCTTAAAGGAAAACTTTGACGGTAACGATACAGCTGCGCAAAGGGTGTTTGGTAACGTACGTGCGTTATCGGGTATTATGGATTTACTCGGTGCTAATGCTGGTACTACCAATCAAATATTTGAGCGTATGACTGATTCTTTAGGGGCGACAGAAACCGCCTTTGGGGAATTAGCTGGAAGTGCAGAGTTTAAATTGCGTAAGGCTATAAACGAAACTAAAAACTCGTTTATGGAAACTGGACAGGTGGTTTTAGAATCATTACTACCACACCTGCAAGATTTAGCAGAATCAATAACTGACCTATTTAAGAAGTTCCAAAGCCTTGATAAAGATGCTCAAAAGAACTTAGTAACGCTAGGCGAAATAATTATAATTGCGCCTTTAGTTGTTAGTGCGTTAGGAACTATAACAACCGCCTTGGGTGCTTTAGGTAAAGCCGTTGCCTTTTTAACTGGTGAAGCGATGCTACCTAAGTTAGCAAGTGTTTTAGCAAAAATTGCAACTGTTGGTGCATTACCATTACTTTTTTCTGGAGATGAAGATATACGAGACCAAGAGCGTATAGGTAAGCAAATTGAAATAAATAAGCGTAATGCTTTAGCATTAAATAACGCCATTAAAACATTTGGCGGTATGCAAGTTAATATTGCTAACCCCGAAGGTTTAAACCTTACAGGCAAAAGTACAATAGCTAGAGCAGCAGGTGATTTAAAAGAATTAGAAATTGCTTCACAAGGTGTTGCAACTGCTTTTAAGTTTCCGCAGATTACAAAGGTCAATGAGGATATAGACAAAACAACTACTAAAGCACAAGAATTAACTGAAAAATTAGCCGAGTACGGTTTAAATGCTGGTACTTTATTTAACGCAGTAGGTCAAAGCTTGGCAGGTGCATTTAATAGTATGCTACAAGGCGAGAACATATTTCAATCTTTAAAACGTTATTTAGGTGCGTTAGTAAAACAGCTACTAGCAGCAGCTATGGCAGCAGCTTTATTAAGCGCATTATTACCAGCTAATTTTGGTGCTTTAGGAGGTGGTAAAACAGACTTTAAAAGCTTATTTGGCAGGTTTAGCGGATTTGGTTTAACCGAGTTTGCTAGTGGTGGTATTGTAGGTACGCCTACCCTTG